ACATCTGGCAAGGCTGGGACGGAAGTCACTGTCGTTCTCAAAATCGGTGGAGCTGCATGACAAGGTCATCGGGCATTATCTGAACATAAAACACTATCAGTAAGTTGGAGTCATTACCGTAAAATCTAACTGTTTCATTCAGTGCCTTTAAATGCTTTAGCCACGCCATTAGCCACGGCTATTCCCGTATATTCCCAGTGACGGTTATCCAGCCATATAGCGGCGGCAATATCGTCAACGGAATCCTGACCATGTGGTAAATAATGACGGCGAAGAATTAAATACTGTTCGAGTCCATTTCGTTCAATATCATGGACTCGTTTTGTCAGTTTTTTACTTCAATCTCCAGTTCCGGCGCGTAAATATCATTAACTTTACTGACCAGTTGCAACGCTGCACCCGGACGTTTTAATACGTCAATCAGTGCTTCTTTCGTTTCCGGGGTAACAATACGCATCAGATAATTATTTGCAGGTGCAACTTTATTATCCATTGCCATTTCATTAATCAGTTTATTGTAAGCAGTCTGATTAGGTTCAAAAACAATATCTGCACCACAAACACTCAGTTTAATTTGTTCCATAAATAACACGCTCTCTTAAATTAATTTCATCGACTAACTGATTATGACGCGCCGCACACTGGCCATATATTTCAAGGTAAACAGTCAGCAGTTCCGCTGCATCTTTACCTGTTGCCCCGTTCAGACGCGGCAGCTGCGTGGCGCATCGTGTTTTCAGGTTTTCCTGATAACGCACGTTCGGTACCGGCGACGGCGCTGTTGTACATGCTGACAAAATCATCAGACAGGCACCTGTTAGTAAAAACCGGCTTAAGCACTTCCGTGCGGATCTCTCGCGGTTGCGCATTTCTTAGCGCCTCCAGTTTATCTTCCAGCGCCCTGGCGGAATCACTGGCAATGCCCTGCATCATCTTTCGCGATTCATTACCCGCCACCTGCGCCGCCGTGTTGATTGCCAGCTCCAGGCTGTCTCGCCGCCAGTCAGCAGTCAGCCAGCCCCAAGCAAACGCCAGCGCTACCACAACCAGCCACTGCGCGTGACTCATCAGCGCACCCCGTTATGTTCCAGGCTGAAATGATTACCATCCGGTCTGGATTTGAAGCGCCCGCCCCAGCTTCCGCCCAGTGATTCCCAGTATTCCCCCAGTGGCAGATAGTCCTCTGTACGGGTCTGGTACTGGCCGTTCACAAACAGATTAAAATCCACGGCCAGACGCTGGGTGTGCAGACTGTTAGAAATGCCGCTGCCCTTCTTCGCGTTCAGCGCCGCCTGTTCCGGGGTGCGGTACGCTTCACCAAACGTCAGCCGGTAGCCGCGTTCTTCCGCCCAGTGGATCAGGTTGGCCACCATGACGGTAAACAGCTGCTGCTTTTCACTCAGGGTCATTTGTCACGCTCCCGTTCTTCTTTCCCGCTGCACGTCTGCGCAGCCACATTTCAACAGCCTGATAACCGGCAATACCCAGCGCTGCCCCCAGTCCCTGAATTGCCAGCGGGCTGGCCTCCGGGATTTGAATCAGCACCGCGCCAGCGATGACTGAAACAAAACTGCCCAGGATCACACGGCTGATAAACAGGCGCGGTGTAATGGGATCATCACTGGCCAGCACCTTCGCAACAGCAATGAGCGCCCCCATAATCAGCAGTGAATAAAGGCTCTTTTCATGTTCCTGCATTCCGGCTTCCTTATCCGATCAGGTTTTCCGTGGCTTCCGCTTCCAGATACGGCACACCGTTGATGTTCACGAACTTGGGACTGGTCACAAAATATTTGATTTTGTGTGTCGCCACACCGCCGCCCTTTGGATCGATATCCAGCAGATTACTTAGCTGGAGTTTGTTGCCGAACGATTCCACTTTCATTTCTTCGCTGCCCGCTTTGGCATAGAAAAGAAAATCCAGCGGCGGAATACCACGCCACGAACCTGCGGCGCGGGCTTTGGCCGTCAGTACGCCCAGCACCTTGGAACTGACTTCAATTTCTCCCTCTGCGGCTACATCACCATCGACATGGCCATCCGGCACACCACGGGTCTGGGCGGCGGCGCTGTTATCCGTGATATCGAGTGTGATTTTCTCGATATGGATCAGATCGCCGTCAAGATAGGTATCAAACGACATACCCGAAATACGTTTACTCATGCAGCGCCCTCCAGACTGGCATCCAGTAACAGACTGATGGTAATTTGCAGCGGAACTTCCCAGGTGCGTACCACCAGATAAATATCCACCGTCTTTTTGTTCTTCCAGACAATGGTCACATCACCCTCCTGCGGCGGCTTCACTTCCCCCGGAAATGACACGCCATTGATACTGGCCGCTGTGGACATTTCACGCAGTGGACGTGCAAACAGCGTCTGGTGTGCAGCAATGCTGCCCGGTGTGCTGTTCAGTGAGCGATCCGCAATTTTGCTGATAGCCAGCAGACGTACACGACGCGCCGCTTTATCGGCAACACGCAGGGTTTCAATCGACTGGTAATCGCCGCCTTCCACATCCAGCGTTCGCCCGTCAGCCCAGTAAAAACCGTCATAATCCGGGTACCACATCGGCACACTAAAGCGCTGCGCTTCCAGTGCCTGAAGCGTGGCCAGCTCCAGTACCGCCCCGGTACCATCAACCGGCATTTCATCACTGCCCAGATTCAGCAGCGCCCCGGTTTTCACACGGGCAGGACTGTCTGCGATAGTCACGGCACGACTGCACAGACGGCCAGCCAGCACACCCGGCTCATTTCCCCACAGACGCGGAACCAGTTGCACCGCCTTCTCTGCAATACCATCCTGAATGGCAGACACACGGGTCAGGTAATCCGCCTGGGCTTCTTCCTCCTGCATTCCCTGCGCAGCCAGGATGAACCACACCCAGCGCCCATATTTAGAAATCAGCGTGGATCGTAACGTCGCCGCCTGATTCACCGGGGCTTTGGCCGTCACATCACTGGACAGCACTACCCCCTCCACCGAACACACCACCTGTGCGGCCAGAACCGCTTTCACCCAGGCATCGTCCTCAGCATCTGCGGGCAGCACATGAATAAATGCCCACCAGTTCTGACCGGCGTTTGCCAGCGCCGCCAGAACATCGCTTTTCAGCGGGCTTTCCGCTTCTCCCAGCAGTGCATCAAAATCACTCTGGGCATTCACCGCCAGCGTTTTCCCCACATTTTTGGTACCCGTACCGATAAACAGCAGCGTGCGCTCCACTTCATTGGTTTCACCCAGCAGCTGGTTTACCTGGTTCACGGTCACGTTTGGCCAGGTCATGTTTTCCCCTTAATATCCTGCGCCTTAACATCCCAGCCAAAGCCGATGGCCTGAAGCTGACGCGCCAGCGCGTTATCAAATTCATCGTCACTCATGCCCAGAAAGACACGGGCAGGAAGATCCACTGTCCAGCTGGTTTTCACCGTCTTACCGCTGAGTTTTCGAATCAGTAGCCCCGCCCGGCTGTATGGCATCGTTTGGGTTAACTCGCCCAGCGTGGGCTTTTTCCAGCGTTTACCGGTGCGTACCCGGTACCCCAGCGCCCGCAGTTTTTTGGCCTGGGCTGGCGTGGCCATTTTTCCGGCCTCCACCTTCCGTGGCTGGCTGCGACGGCTGACACTGACGCGCATCCCGTTTTGTTGCGCATATCCGACTGTCCCGGCCGGTACCGGCGTTTCCCCGTTCCGGTAGCCACCACCCTGCAAATAGATCCGTACCGCCTGAATTTCTGGCATTTCACGGATATGCAGCAGTTTTGGCAGGTTCCGCAGCATCTTCCCTTTGCGCTTCGTTTTACGCCCCGGCCACTTCTGACCATCCGGTGCTTCCTGATTGCGAACGTGCCGTTTTGCGGCGGCAATCACGCCGTATTTGGCCAGCCTCCAGATAAGACGCTGGCGCTTTTTGGGCGGCAGCTCCATGCTGGCCAGTGATTTACGCAACTCTGCCAGCTGTTTTTTATTCAGCTCGCCACCGGCAATCATTCGTTACCGCCTACCGGCGCACCGGTTTCATCCACGCCATAAATATTGGCGGTGATCGCTATCCAGACTTCAGGGTTAACCAGCGACCAGCGTTTCCCCTGCCACGGGATCGCCCCGTTTTCGTCCTCCCTGATCACCAGTTCTTCCGCCATTGGTACCGTCAGCACAATGGTGGCGGTTTCCTCATCCTCCACTGACACATCCCAGTCCGGTTCAGCTTCAGTCAGGCCGACCTCATCCAGTAATTCCCTGTCAGCCTCATCCAGCCACGCGGCCAGCAGCGACATAAGCAACTGCGGCGGACACAGGCGATACGGGAAACGCTGCCAGCTGATTACCGCGTCATAGCGAATCACCGCCTGGCGGTACTGCCCCAGCCCGTAATCTTTCGCGGCAGGGATGAACTTCATTTCATCCAGCACACTGTCAAATGACTGCATGGCGCGCGGCGGCACGTTTTGCTGAAAAAATGCGGTCAGGCTCTCAAGCTGTGTCTGGCTCATACTTTTTTCACCGTTGCACGTTTAAGCCCCTTCATGCGACGGATAACCACTGAGGCCTCAGCCAGTAACCCGGCGCGGGTTTCCATACTCTCCTGCCCCGGATGGGTTTCACGTCGCCCGACAGTGGCGAACTCCCCCAGCAGATCCGCTTTTGCCCTGGCAAATACCGCTTTCATGTACTGGGCGCACAGGCTGTTAAGCCCGCCCATTTTTACGCCCGGAACATCTGCTGCCAGCGTGTGGCCTTTTGCTTTCCAGCTGGCCTCCACGTTTTCCAGCTCGGCATTCACCTCCGCGACTGCGGCCAGCAGCGCCTGACTGATGGTGTCCGCGTCGATATCGGCTGGCAGTGACCGCTGCGCCTGAAAGTCCTTCAGATTCAGATCCGGCCAGAACCCGTTATTCGTCAGCGGTTCATCCTGATAATCCAGCGGTTTTCCGCTAAACATAATTCCCCCGAAAAAGGCGGACTGGCCGGTATCCACGGCACAGCGACACACAGAGTGTTCTGCCCTCCACCGCGTCCGCCTGGCTTGCGGTAGTCTTTACCCCTGCGTCAGTTTTCGGATACGGGCGGCAATCGTCTGCCGTGCCGTTCTGACGCCGATTTTTAAATAGTATTTTTCTGCGGTGGCCAGCAACCGATCGGCTTTCTCCAGCGTTTCAATGTCGTCCACACTCGCGGCCGTTGTCTGGCCATCTTCGCCGCGCAGCAGCTCCAGCCCGGCAAACTTGAACCACTTGGCCGTAACCTGTTCATGCAGCCGCCAGGTACTGGCGACACGCTCAAATGTGCGGGAGAAATACGGTTCAACACTTTCCCCGCGCCCGGATGTTTCCTGCGCCCAGGCCAGCATCGTATCGGCCACGAACGTGGGAAAATTACTGCGCAACCGGTCCGGGGTTGCCTGCTGCTGGCTGATTGCAATGTCAGCCCAGTCCAGCGCCTTATCCAGATCGCCCACGTCAAACAGCCAGATAACACACCAGGCAAATACCGGGTTGGCGTACACCTGCCCGCTTTCCAGATACGCTTCCACAGTCGGTGTCCAGCGCGGCAGCAACACATCCCGCTTAAACTCAACGCGATCCGCGATTGTCGGCAGGTTACGGGCATGTTCCACATCCGTTTCCAGCGCCTTAATCAGCAGGTGCATGCTTTCTGTAGTTTCCAGTGCCTGACTGCGTTTCAGTTTTTGTTCCATCGCAATGCGCTGGCTGTGACGCTGCGCGGGAGAAAGTGCCATTTATCAGCCCTCTGCTGGTTCGGAAACCTTGCCGATGGTCACGGCGGATTCATCAATGGCCGCATACAACTCCGGCACTTCAACCGCATAGCCTTCATTACGCAGGTATTTGTTTTCGAACTGCTTACGGTCTTCAACAAATTCCGCCTTACGCATGCGGGTGTTGCGCTGGGTGTAGATATGCAAATTAGAAAGCGGCGTGACGACCATACGTTTACCCGGCATAAACGGCGGGATAACAGCAGGACGGCCAGCAATAGTGCTGCCCAGCATCTGCGCCGCAATTTTCTCAGTCGGGCGGTCTGCGGCCTGATACAGTCGGTATTGTTCAGCAGCAACCAGATCAGCACCGACCAGAACCACCAGGCGCGGGTCATTGCGGAACTGGGCAGGAATCTTGGCGTTAATCAGGTCAGAAGCCATTGCATCCAGTGACTTGTAATCACCGGCTTCATCCAGCACGACCGGATCGGTCATAATCTGATTACCACCCAGCAGCGTTTTCATACGCTCATGCCAGCCGATGTTGACATCTTCGCCGTTCGGGTTATCCGTTGGATTCGTCGTTTTGGCACGGCTCTTACCGTTAAAACCAATACGCAGCATATCCAGCGCAAACGCCTGTGTGGTAAACGCCTGGACCAGGTTGTAAAACTCGTTTTCGTCCTTACCGGCATTGGCCCAGACCGAAAGCAGATCCCAGCGCAGTGCGGCGCAGCTGTCCGTTTCAACCAGTGAATAGTCATTGCCGTCCACGCCAACCTGACGAACAAAGCGGCCATTTTCACTGCGGCCGGTATGCAGCACGGAGGAACCGACAGAAATCACCTGGCCACTCAGCTGGTCAACATCCAGACAGGTGATCATGTTCAGGAACTCCACGGACTCCAGCAGCGCCAGACGCAGCGCGTTTTCCTGCGGGTCATTCAGGGAGAAATAACGACTGGTATCACGTGCACCAAACTGCTGCGCCATACCACTCGAATATTTATCCAGTAAATCCCGTGCACGATTATTAAGGTGCATAAAACTCCCTCGCGATTAAGCGATAATAAAAATGTTTTGTACTAATTAACGTCAGAACGTATTACAGGAAATTAAATTTACCCGCTTTTTCTGAAATCTTGCGCCCTGGTGTACGGGTGGATTTATTACCCAGATCGTTAAAACGTTTAACGATATCTTTTGCATTATCACGAATAGCCGCAAATTCTTCGGTATCGACCACTTCCGCAATGGTATCCACATCACCCTGAACATCATTGAGCTGATTTTCAATTTTGGCCACACGGCCTTCCAGTTCGTTTACCGCGTTGGCCAGCGCCTGTAACTTATCATCACCCTGCGCGGTATCATCAGGCGGCGTTTCATCTTCAAACTTCGGTTTAATACCAAACAATTTTTGCCAGTTCTTCATTCGTATTTCCTGTTTAATTTTTCCGTCACGGGAAATCACACAACTGTAATATCCCTGCTTAGATAATTTTTTGCGCCGACTACTAAAGCGCAGCCGTGTGGTGCCAACACTGGCGGGAGTATCTGTTACCGCCAGCCCCTTGAGGTATGTACGCCCACTACCGCGCCAGTTTTCTTCCGGTTCAATCGAGAAGAACAGGAGCTGATCTTCATGGTTGGCGAAAATTAAACGCATATTCGGGCAAAGGCTGACGTAAAGCCGCGCCAGTCCGTCCTCACCATCATGCCAGGTGGTTTCCAGTACCTCCCCAAAATTACCGCAATCATCCTCGTGTTCTGGCCAGATTAGAGCGACATAGTGGTTATAGTCATAGGTTTCCCCCATATCGATAATCCACTGACGTTTAATATCTCTGCCATCAACTGTATCCCCTTCGGTAGCAACACACAGCCAGTCAGTTTTTAAATGCGACATATCCCCCCTGATTTATTCACCGACGCTGCAAATCAATTATTGCCAAATAAAACCACCACCGCATCACGCTTTATTCTGAACAGTTCGGTTATCACGTATTACCGAACAGACGCGAATTAACACCACCGTTTTTTCATAACAGCCACGGCATAATTATCCGCATGGCTAAATACTCAGAAGAACTAAAAGGCGTTGTCCGCGCACTTTATTTGCGCCGCTATACGCCAAAAGAAATTGCATCAGAATTAAATCTGCCGAATGCGCGGATCGTTTACTACTGGGCTGAGAAATACAGCTGGGCTGATTTACTCAGTTTTGAAAGCACAGAGGAGGCAATCGAACGCCGCTACCAGCTGCTGGCCAGCCGCGATAATAAAACCGATCTCGACCTGAAAGAAATGGACATGCTGATTGCCCACGCCACAAAGCTGCGTGCTCAAAGCAATAAGCATAAAGAAAAGATGGCCAGCGGCCAGAGTAACGGTCAGGCAGCTGCGCGGGACAGCAACAGCGATGAACCGCGCCCCAAACGCAAAAACAGGAAAAACGATATTTCTTCTCTGGCTCAGGCGGATTTTGACACCTGGGCGGATGAACATCTTTTTGAATACCAGAAACACCTGCGCAGAAATATTGGCCAGCAGGTCAGGAACATCCTTAAAAGCCGCCAGATCGGTGCCACCTGGTACTTTGCATTTGAAGCCTTTGAAAACGCGGTCATGACAGGCGATCCGCAAATCTTCCTGTCTGCCTCCAAAGTCCAGGCGGAATACTTCCGGTCTTACATCGTCAACATTGCAGAACAGTATTTTGGCATCACGCTGACCGGCAACCCGATCCGCCTCAGCAACGGCGCTGAACTGCGTTTTCTTTCAACCAACAAGAACACAGCCCAGTCCTACAGTGGCCACCTGTACTGTGACGAATATTTCTGGGTGCCTAACTTCGCCCGGCTTAACGAAGTGGCCAGCGCAATGGCCACCCATGACAAATGGCGCACCACCTACTTTTCAACGCCATCGGCCAAAACACACCAGGCTTACCCGTTCTGGACGGGTGAGGAATGGAAACAGGGTAGCAAAAAACGCGCGGCCGCCCAGTTCCCGTCCTTTGATGAAATGCGCAACGGCGGACGGCTTTGCCCGGATGGTCAGTGGCGCTATGTCATCACGATGGAGGATGCCATTGCGGGCGGCTTCAACCTGGCCAACATAGAGAAGCTGCGCAACCGCTATAACACCGCCACCTTCAACATGCTCTATATGTGCGTGTTCGTGGACAGTAAAGATTCTGTATTCAGCTTTTCAGACCTGGAAGCCTGCGGCGTGGAGGTGGATACCTGGCAGGATCACAATCCGGACGCTGCGCGGCCATTTGGTGACAGGCCAGTATGGGGAGGATTTGACCCGGCACGCAGCGGCGATTTGTCGTGTTTTGTGATTATTGCCCCGCCGATGTACGCCGCAGAGAAATTCCGCGTTCTGAAGGTCATTAACTGGAAGGGCATGAACTTCCGCTATCAGGCCAGGCAGATCGAACTCCTGTTTAAAAAATACAACTTCACCTATCTGGGAGTGGACGTTACCGGTATTGGCCAGGGTGTTTTTGACAACATCCAGCATTTTGCCATGCGCGTGGCCGTCGCCATTCGTTACGACATGAACACAAAAAATCAGCTGGTACTGAAAGCGGCGGACGTGGTGGAAAGCCAGCGTATTGAATGGGACAAGAACCTGAAAGAGATCCCGGCCAGCTTTATGGCTGTACGCCGCACCACCACGCAAAGCGGTAACGCCATGACATTTGTCGCTGACCGCAGCCAGGACACTGGCCACGCGGAGGCGTTCTGGGCAATTACCCACGCCCTGCATAACGAACCACTCAACTACGAAAACAAACCGAAATCCCGCTGGGGTGTAAGGAAAGAGGCTGCATGAGTAAAAAAAACCGCTTCGTTAAGCGCAACCCGCGCGGCGATAAGTCCAAAAAAATGAGCATCATCACATTCGGCAAACCGGAACCTGTCCTGACCACCGGCACGGATTACCGCGACATCTGGTACGACAATGCCGCCGATCACTTTACCCAGCCGATTGACCGACTGGCACTGGCACAGCTTATCAATCTGAATGGTCAGCATGGCGGCATCATCCACGCCCGGAAAAATATGATTGTGTCTGATTATCTGGGCGGTGGCCTGACTTACGACCAACTGGAAGCCGCAGCGTTTGACTATACAACCTTCGGGGATATTGCGATTGGCAAAATCCGCAACGGATGGGGGGATGTGATTGCCCTGGAACCTTTACCCGGCCTGTATATTCGCCGCCGTAAAGTCAGGGACAACGCCACAGACCAGCCCGGCGATTATGTGGTGTTACAGGACGGTGAACCGCAGGTATGGCCGCAGGAAGATATCATTTTTATCAAGATGTACGACCCGCAGCAGCATATCTACGGGCTGCCAGACTATATCGGTGGCGTACACTCGGCATTGCTTAACAGTGAAGCCGTGATTTTCCGCCGCCGCTACTACCACAACGGCGCTCATACTGGCGGCATTCTCTATACACGCGATCCCAGCATGACGGATGAAATGGAAGAAGAAATTGAACAGCAGCTGCGTGACAGCAAAGGTATCGGCAACTTCTCCACCATTCTGGTGAACATTCCTGGCGGGGATGGGGATGCGATCAAGTTCATTGAAATGGGGGATATCTCCGCAAAAGATGAATTTGCCAACATCAAAAACATCAGTGCGCAGGACATTCTCAACGCGCACCGCTTTCCTGCTGGCCTGGCCGGAATTGTCCCGCAGAACACTGCCGGTCTGGGGGATGTTGAAAAGGCGGAAAGGATTTACAAGAAAAGCGAGATAGCGCCCATTCAGCGCCGGTTTATGACTGCCGTGAACAACGATCCCGAAATACCGGAACGTCTGCACCTTCACTTTGATTTAAGTTACACAGAATCAACGGATAAGGATGCGGCATGAGGCGAAAAAGGCTAAAATCCAGGCATCATTTAACAGCTGGAGCATGGAATATGCGAGTTCTGAAAATCGAATGCCCGGAATGCGGCTCAAAGGCTGTTATTCGTAAAACAAACCGGAAGCACCGGCAGATTGCGGATATTTACTGCGCCTGTTCAGATGTGGAGTGTGGCCATACGTTTGTGATGAATCTGACGTTCTCCCACACCCTCAGCCCCAGCGCGAAAACGGGTGATGCGATGGTGCAGAAAATACTGAATGCACTTTCACCCGATCAGCGCCAAATGGCATTAGACCTACTGAAAGCGACTCCCGCCGCCTGACAAGCCCCCTTCCTGGGGGTTTTTAGCTTCTGTTCTGACCATCTCCCGCATTTCTCCAGCAATCTCACCAATCCAGGCCAAAGCGATTGTTTTTTCTCTCTGGTTACTTTCGTACACATGGGCAATTTTGGCCAATAACTCAATGCGCTCCAGCTGTGCCGACGCTTCCAAAAGATCCATTTAGCCCCCACAAACAATATATAACTGTATATACATACAGTACACCGTAAAGCACAAATTGTGAAATGTATTTTCCTGCCATCTACTGACAAATGAACGTGTTACACAGATTTATACCGCTACAACCACCCCGGCCACAGCTCGTGCATTGGCTCGCTTCGTGTCTCTTGCAACTGGCCATTACGGTAAATCAATGCCACCTGGCCAAATCTCAAACCACTACCCCGCATGAGAATGGCTATTTCATCGTCAGAACCATCAAAACCCCGGCTGCGCAATTCCAGTTTTAACCGTCTGCGGGTTCCACCCTCCGTACAGTTATTGACAGAACTCCAAGGGGCGGCGTTGCCGCCAGAAAAACCCGCCTCCGCTGGCGCTTCGGCCAACTTCGCAACCTTCTGCCACTTCACAAGACGAGTACATACCGCCGAATCTGGAACCAATGGCGAATAGACACCCTGAACACGCTGCACGTCCTCTGCGTATTCATTACCCTGCTCCGTGATTTCATAAGCCAGACGAACGACCAGATCGCGGCGGGCAACCAGTGCGCCACCCTGCGCCTGGGTATATGCCGCCCAGTCCCCAACATCAGCAGCAGCCAGAACCGCATCCATTCTGCGGTCAGTCAGCACCTGATCACGCAACCGGCGCAGCTCACGCCAGACTGTCACCGGCGCACCACCAATCTGCTGAAACTGGCGAATGCGCCAGCGTGAAGCCCATGCAGAAACGGATTTGGCCATATCCCGCAGACTTTCCCCTGTTTCGTCGTCCTGCTCACCATCCAGCGCAAATCCATCAATGTTTTTGGATATGTATTTGGCGATATAACCCGTAGCCGAACCTTTAGCGGGATCGATGGCTTCAACATGGAAACGTGCCTTTAGCGCGTATGGCGTTTGCAGTTCTTCGGAGTCGGTAATTCTGGCGTGATAGCAGAGAATATCGCGCACGGTATCCACGTCACAGGGACGCATAAAAAGCAGCATATGCCAGTGCGGTGTCCCATCGTGGTGAGGCTCTACTACACGAAAACCAAAAACATGGATACCAGCCCGGGAAATAGCAGCGCGGGCTTTCGCCCATACACCACATAAATAGCGCTGGGTGTCCTGTGGGGTGCAGCCATCCCACTGTGAAACAAAGCCCCCTTTGCTGTGCACCGCATGGAATCGCGATGGCGCGGTGATAGTGTAAAACTCACCGGCCAGCCCTTCTTCATTGGCCATATCTTCAAACCCCCTCATTCTTACCATTAGCTCACAGCGACGGATCGCCGGATTAGCAACACTGCGGTGCACCATGCTATCCAGTGCAATACGCAGCCCTTCGTCATTCAGCAGGTCAAACTTTTTAAAGAACTCAAGGTTCCGCTTTTTCTGATCTATCCATTCACCCAGGGTTTTGCGGGACACATAAGCACAGGCCGCTTTCTGAACCTGCCCCACGGCAATGGCCATATGCTCACGCTGCATATCCCGCGCCCGCTTGAGACGCAGATACCACCATTCAGGTGCCATCATGCGAAGAATCCCGGATTCTGCCTTCCGTGTTTCCAGTTGCCCGCCATTAGCTTCATGTTCTGCCCAGTACGGCGGCTGATTGTTCAGCATCAGGGAACACGTACATAAATGGCGGTAAGACTCCAGGGTACGGCGGCGCAGCTCTGCGGTATCGTCAGTGCTGCCCACAAACTGATCGGTGAAGTCATAAAGTGACTGGGAGATCCAGCCAGATATCTGGCCAGCCAGTTTTTTGAGGTCCGGGCGGTCAAGTGACGGCAGTCGCTCCAGCGACTTACCGAAAGGAAGATCAAGTGCATCAGCGGCCAGCTTGTAACGTGCAGCCACTTTACGCAGACGTGGCAATACATTCCCGCCGATAGTTTTGCGCAGGAATGTATTGGCACGGCGACGCCCGTCACGGCCAGCCAGCAGCTTTTCGTAACGGTTGCCAAAATACCCGGCTAACCAGTCGGGTATCTCATGCAGGTACTGGGAACGCCATTCATAATCCTGTGGGTTCACAGCCCACAGGCGACGTTCTGTGATCGTCGCATCTGACGGGGTACCAGGCGCAAAGGTTTCACGCCGCCAGGCATTGACGGCGTGGTGTTGGCCAGGCTCCAGCATATCAACCACGGTTAACCCACTTGCGCCAGAAATCTATCAGGAAGGCCACAAGTACGGCCGCTACCAGCGGTAGCCAGAAAACCGCACTCAGAGTGATTAACCCTAAATCCTCAGCATCGTGATCAAATTCATCCTGGCATTCGTCCCATAAGAGAAAAACGAAAGTGATACAGGCAAACAAGGCATAAATGCCGGTGATTATTTCCGCCATCATGCCACCACCGCCCTAACGTCGATCGCCGGGTTTGCAGGTGACTTAAGAATCAGCTCTGCGGCAACTTTCTGGCTTGCTGCTGCTGCACCCACACTGCGTGGCGCATTTACCCGCACAGCGTCAAATCCTGCATACAGGTAATGCACCATTTCCAGATCGCTGTTTGACGCGACAACCCTAATCCCACGCTCAGCCAGTCGACGCAGCTTACGCGCCAGCCGTCCCTGATCCATGTGCGAAAAACCGCGCTCATGGTAAGCGGTGAAGTTGTCGGTATCAGTCAGGTAAGGCGGATCACAATAAACAACGTCATGCCCGTCCCTTACCAAATCAAGCGTTTCTGAATAGTGGGCAGTAATGAACGTTGCACGTTTCGCTTTTTCAGCAAAAGCGCGGATTTCATCAGCAGGAAAGTAGGTTTTTTTGTACTTGCCAAACGGAACATTGAACTGGCCACGGCGATTGTATCGGCACAGGCCATTGAAGCAGTGACGGTTCAGATAAAGAAAACGCGCCGCCGCTTCCACAGATTCAGAACCAAAGGATTTGCCGGACTGGTTGAAAGCATCACGCACCGCGTAATAGAAAACAGCGCGTCTTTCTTCATCGCCTAATGAACCGGCAGAAAATAAAGCCTCCAGCTCAATGAGCAATGCATCAGTGTGATAAGCCATCGTCTTATACAGATTAACAAGGTCAGGATTCACATCAGCTATCAGATACTCGTCATAATCCGTATTCATCATGACAGCACAGGAACCAGCAAAAGGTTCTATCAGGCGCTTACCCTCCGGCAGATGGGGAAGTAACTGCGGCATAAGGCGGGCTTTGCTGCCCACCCACTTAAGCGGAGTTTTTACTGCCATGCTGCACCGCCTTTACTGCAAATCGCTGCGGCTTCTTCGCGGATTAAGTCAACGATTTCCGTTGCGCTTAAACCTTCATTGGCTGCATGGGTGGCCAGCTTATCCAGACGGGTGGAACACAGATCAGCAGCAGCGGCTTTACCTTCCTGCGTAGCTTTGGTGAGCATAGCCAGCAGGTCAGTGCCTGATTTTGTTGCGGGTAAATCCTGACGTGTAATGTGCATTTTGGTTTCCTTAAGACAAAAGAATCCCCGGCCACCTAAGCTGTGGCCAAAAAATTCAGGTTGTTAATTAGTGAAAAGCGGGTTGTACAGTGACGGCGGAATGGTTCGGTGCTGGAATAAGGTGCAGCTCGTACGTTGTCCGCCACCACTCCTGGAGCAGTGCTTTAATTTCGCCAACACCCAACGCACCCGCCGTGTAGAAAATGGCGCGGATTCCGGCCAGCGCTTCAATCTGTGCTTCTTTGCTTTCGGCCTCGCGGTACACGCAGCACCAGAAAGCGGCATTGATTGCCAGCCAGTGACGCGGATTAGTCATGTGCTCACTGTCATTAAAGAAGAATGGATGCAGCGCAATGCGACCATTTTTACTGGTACTTTTCTCTGCAAAAGCCACGGCGTAATTATGTGGAACGCCCCACACGGCCAGCTCAGCACCTAACGATTTACCTTCAACGGAAATAATGGCCATCAGAGATTCCCCTGTTGTTGCAACTTATGGACGATGTGAGGCGCGATAACCATCTGCACCCCGCTACTGCTATAAATTGGATGTACCTTTTTGATCGGGCGATTCGCAGTGCGCTTCGAAAAATCGCTGTCACGTAAACTGCCGAAACCTTCAAACGTTAACCGCGCCCGTGAAATGCCTTGGCGCAGCAGAATCATGTCCCGATAGCCCAAGCGTTCATAAAGTTCACGCCAGCAGCACTTGCTTAAGTGGGCTTTAAATGCCCCGACACCAGAAGTAACCGCAGCGGCATGAAGCACCACACCCCGCCACTCCGGTGTCAGGTTGTCCCACCATTCAGCAGCCTCGCTGCTTTCACTGAAGTATTTGCGGCGGATCTGTTTTAAATGTTCCAGTCCGCGCTTTTGTTGTTCCAGGCTAATCGCCATTGCGCCCCCCTATACATCCAACCAGGCGACGGGCTTTTGTAGACAAGAAACGCAAAACCGCCCCGCTTTTCATTCGAACAGGCTCATGCGCATTGAATTTATACGTGTGGCCTGGGTTCCAGCGCTGGCCGTTCGGCAGTTCTATCCAGCCCGTTGAACCACTCGGCAACTGCATAGCTGGTGATTCTTTTTTCAGGTAAGTGACAAACGTTTTCATGGTGCTCCCTCACATCAAGCCGGTGGCGTTAGCCGTCACCAGATCCACTGCTGCGGCCAGAACAGGCGCGGATTGGATACGGCTTTCAACGGTATAAGCCAGCACGGATAAGCTACGGATAGCATCGCGGGCGCGATCCAGAATTTGTGTACGGCGGGCGGCGGTCATATGACCAGTTGATACGGTTTCCCCAGCAATCGCGCCCACACAAGCTGTGGCGCTCAGTGCGCACAGCTGCATGTTGCCTTCTGTGGCATTATTAACCGGTACGGATGGAAGGCAGTTAATCTGCCCCAGTATCCCATCCAGTAAACGCGCATCTTCGGTGTAATCCGTAATGGCTAAAAGCTCGTCACAGGTTAAACGGTGCGGCTGTGCTGGATTCAATTTGTTGCGCAGGATCTGCGGCCTCATACCAACAGCAGCGGCTACATCTTCCAGATTGTGCTCAATGGCAAATGCTCGGCAAGCCGCATCAAAGTGGGCATGTTTAGAGGTCAGGTAATCAAACATTGTTTGCCTCTCCCTAATCCGTAGGATGAATTACGCGTTAAGCGAAATATTGCATTCGCTTAACGCTTGCACCGTTAGCGCAGCCATGTTGATTTCAACGCGAGCACGAGGTTTGTCACCTTTACCACGGATAGGCAGACGGCCATCACGCACCATGTCGCGGGCTGTACCCATTGGGGTACCAGTAATGCGGCAATACTCATCAATTGGAAGATAAGGTGTGGGGATGGTGATTGTAATGTTAGGACGCATAAGGCAAACTCCTCAATTCGTTTGAACTCGGCAAAGTTCATAAATATTCGCAATTAGCAAACAACGGGAGTTAGATTACTTAGACATTTTCTAAGTGTCAACACAACTTAGATATTATCTAAGTAACAAAATCGCAGATGGCACGATTCCGAATTGACCCTAGCACTGACAGCGCCCCAGTTTTAGATAGAGTTATCGAGGCTTACGGCTTCACCCAAAAGATGCAGCTCGCGGAACATCTTGATATGGCCGCAAGTTCTCTTTCCTCTAGATACAAGCGCGGCGGGTTACCCGCAGATATAATGGTTAAATGCATGGCTGAAACAGGTGTAAGCCTTGAATGGCTGGCCACTGGCAGCGGCAAAAAGTTTGAAAGTGACGAACTAGACATAATGAAATTCCCACGTAAAAAGCTAGTAGATGGACAGCTTTTCGACTCGGGCAACGTTATGTTTGATAAAGTTTTTTTCCGCGCCGGGGTCCCACTCCCCACAAACCCTTTATGCCTAGAAGATGAGAAAGCCCAGTACATCATCGATCAGACATTTGCAGAGGTGTATGACGGGGAATGGCTTGTTGTCATTGAAGGTAAAACCAGCGTCCGTACCCTAACCCGCATCCCTATCAAAAAAGTTCGTGTTAGTGGTGTGGGAATGGCTTTTGACTGCGGCCTTGATGATATCGAGGTTATTGGTCGTGTTGTTATGACGATTACTAACTAAGCGCATGAGCATAAGAAAGCAGCCGGACGGCAAATGGTTACTAGACTTTTACCCGGAGGGGAAACCGAAAGGCAAGCCAGCAAAACGTATTCGCAAAACCTTCACCACGAAGGGCGAAGCGCAGGCTTACGAAAACCACATAATGGAGAACATCCACGTAAAACCGTGGCTCGATGGCAAGGAAGACCGCCGCAAACTTCGCGACCTTGTTCAGCAGTGGTTTGATGAACACGGCGTAACACTGGACGATGGCGAGAAGCGGAAAGGAGCGATGGAATTTGCATGTGAAAGCATGGGTGAACCAACTGCACATGAATTTAGCGCAACTATGTTTTCCACCTACAGAAAAAAAAGACTCTCGGGCGAAATCGTTCGCACAGCACGGGTTAAACAAGTTTCCCCACGTACAATGAATCTTGAATTGGCATATTTCAGGGCAGTGTTCAACGAACTGAAACGCCTGGGTCACTGGAAATTTGATAACCCCCTTCTCGATCTCAGGCCATTCAAATCAGAAGAGGCAGAATTAACTTATCTTGAAGATGATGAAATAACCCGCTTGCTCGAAGAGTGCCGGAAAAGCAGAAACGAAAGCACATTTTGGGTGGCCTGCACATGCCTAGTAACCGGTGCGCGTTGGGATGAGGCAGAATCACTAACCACAAAGCAAATACGAAATCTAAAAGTTAGTTTTTTCAAAACGAAGGGGAATCGTAATAGAACCGTACCTATCAGTAAGGAATTTTTTGATTCTCTACCGAAACCAGAAAAAGCAGGCCGCTTTTTTCAACCATGTTATTCAGCGTTTCGAAAAGCTGTTGAACGTGCTGGCTTGAATCTCCCCAGAGGACAACTGTCCCATGTACTAAGACACACTTTTGCGTCACATTTCATGATGAACGGAGGAAATATACTCGTACTTCAACGAATTCTAGGGCACACTGATATTAAAATGACTATGCGCTATGCTCATTTCGCACCAAATCACTTAGAAGATGCAACCAAATTTAATCCATTAAGAAAATTAGAAAACTTAAAAATTGACTAAGAGAGGGCTAACATGGCCATATTTGTTAATGAAAGTGAAATGCAAGCTTGGATGGAAACCAAACTTAACGAAGTTGAAGGGCTCAGCGAATTAATAATAAACGAAGAAGAACTAAATAATTTCATTCCGAGCAGCACTCCAGAGAAAAAAATAAAAGACAGTTTCACCTCATGTATCTGCGGACTTTATCTGACAGAGGTGATATCTACAAATGAAAATATTTCCAGCAAACATGGGGATATATTAAAACCTGATTTACTTGCTTACTCACCAGAAAAAGAAGCAATAGTAATTATAGAACTTAAAAACTTCCCAGGTGCTACCCGAGAAGCAGGAACGGAGATTTCAGCTTACTCAGCAGAAATCAAAACATCATTAGAGTGTCTATCTGATGGTGATATTATAAGTGTGATTATCTCGCCATCTTGGCCAACATTAATAAAGCATCATTTATACAACTCTATAGTTTGGCAAAACAAAAACATTCTTTGTCTTGAGCCAGTAATTCATGATGGAAACATCTTACTCAAGGTAATTGATATAAAAATGCTTGTACAAGGAATCTCCGCCGAAAAATTCAGCGATCAACACCTTGCTGGCTATACAATTTGTTTATATGACGATACACAGCAAAGTGCAAACCCACAGCCAACTGAACTGCATAAACATCTTCCTCTTATGATGGCAAGCGTCGACAACATCTCTTCAAAAGGGGAAAAAATAAATAGTCACGGCTTTGCATTTTTGAGCAAGGAAATATTTGGATTTGGCTTGTCACCATATTTTATTCATATCGTAAACGTAGCTCCATTCAAATGCTTAGAGCGGATGATGCATTCATCAAAAATTTCACATTACAATGACCTACCAAACATCACAAAAAAATATGTTGATATTTACATGGAGTATTCTCCTTATGGTTATGGCGCATGTTTAAACAACATCATAAACTCATCATTTACCTTCCTCGAGCATGTATGCAGCCCAAGAGTTGAGGGATTAACAACCTGGGACAGAATAAACGAAGAGCTTAAATCAAATTGGGAACCACTATATTTTACCTCATGGGGAATATTTAAAGACCTCACAATCAGTAAATTAAATGAAGAATACAAAAGCGGAAACACTCATTTAAATCTAAACTCTGTCGAGTTAGGTCTAACGGTGGTTCGAGAAGCAATAGATTCCAATCATCAATACATTGAGCTACAAACCCTACATGAGAGCTTCTTCCCCAAAGGATATCCATATATATAATTAGACACCATTAATCTGAATGCTAGCAAGCTATGTTACTGAGGAAAACTGTCCCCTTTTTGCCCCCTCAGAACTCAAAACCTCAATAAAGTTAGATAACATTCATTTTCTAACTTTATGATTTCATTGCAACTCATTGATTTTGTTAGCAGGTACATCGTTCTCATAATCGCTTGGTCGCTGGTTCAAGTCCAGCAGGGGCCACCAAACTTCAAGGACTTGCGAGAAATCGCAGGTCCTTTTTCTTTGGGTGCCATTTGGGTCAGGAAAGTTATTGCCTCCGAGTCCTGTTCATCTCGCTGCCAGCGTTCGCGTAAAGTGCAGGGCGATGATGTCATGCAGTTTATCGATCGGTACGTTGATGGCCCCGGCTTCTGCCGGCTCATACATGAATACTTTGAAGAATAATCTGTCGTCGGGTGAGCGGAAGCAACGCCAGCGATTGTTCTATGATCTGCAGGCCGTCAGATTTATTCCTACGGGATCTCAGCGTGAAAAATCATTACGCTCCGGTAATGGACGTAGGGGATTCAAAAAAATAATATCTATCTGATATTATTTTTGGTGCATATATAATCGTGATTACAAGCCCAGCGCTCTATCATCTCAGATAAAAAGATTGATAGAATCTGAATTTGTAGACAAAACAAACAGGACCATGGTGTGACACCAGGCATTCATATTATTTGAAACTTTGTTTAGCACGTTCATTATTTAGCCATTGCTTAAGCGCTGTAAGCTTAGCCACACCATTTCTTCTATAGACGTATACAGACTTTGCCGGGAGTCCCAAAGTTTGAGAAAAATTTTTCACTGTCTCTCCTCGGTAGTAACGGATGGCGACAGCCAACTCCCTTAAAGATAACCTCTTGATTTTTCTGTTTTTATATTTAATCCCTTCACTGAGAATTGACTCAACTCTGATAAAGTCCTGACTCAGGAGCTGTTCACAGGATAAATTAGCATCCGTGCAAAAAACTTTTGACAAAAGGGTTTCATTATTAATCAGCGGGCTTAAAATAAAGCTAACCCATGCAGGAGGAAAATCAGAAATAATATATACTGATGAACTACACTTTGTGTTGCAAATAATACTCGCTGTTTTTTTCAGCGCACTAAGAATAGTATCAATACTACCATTCAGATACACAAAAATGGGTGATGCTGCCAACTTACTGATTTAGTGTATGATGGTGTTTTTGAGGTGCTCCAGTGGCTTCTGTTTCTATCAGCTGTCCCTCCTGTTCAGCTACTGACGGGGTGGTGCGTAACGG